AAACGCCATGTGTCGGTTGCTAACTTGCGAACGGTGTAACGCGGCGCGGCGGCCTCGGTCACTTCGATTAGATCGGCCAACGACGCGACGAAATCAGCCCTCCGCCCCATGCCGCCCGCCAGGTCAAGCACCTCGGTAACGGTCGCCCTGAATACCCGGCGCGGCGATAGCGTGGCCGTCACGTCAAGCGCATCGGCCGCCGTCGCCTCATGTAAGACGGCCGGTACGGTGTAATTGACAACGAGTTTCGCCGCCTCTGTCGCGCTGCCATCGTAGCCGCGCACGCGCATGAGCGACGTTCCATCGACGCCCTGAATAATGATGCGCGTCCGGCCGCTTGACCACGTGTCGGGGTGGTCAATAACTTCTTGAAGAACGGCCGCCAAGTCGGGCGAATTTTTCCAGCCCGTCCCGATATTGTTGACATCCCACGTAGCCGACGCCGTGGTAGTGGGTAGGTCGCTTATCTCATTAGTGCTGCCCGTCCAGTAGCGATTAGATACCTCATCATAGTGCGCCTTAATTGTGACCTTCGGGCTATCATACGTGCCGGAAACGAAGTACAGTTCCAGATGGGCGTCGTCAATCGTGACGCCTTCCAAGACTTCCAAATCGACAAACGTCAACCCGATCCACTGCGTAGCGGCGTTGGCATTCAGGTTCGCGCCGTTGATCGTGACCGTGCTGCCGGATTGATCCGCGTCCCTATCGTATTCGTCAATCTGGTTCGTTACCGTCGCCATGTGTTACTCAGTCGCGCCCGTTTCCATCTCGGCAATGAATTCGTCAAGCAAGGCAATCGCGCCGTCAAGCGCGGCGATTTGCCGGTTAGCGTCGGCTACCACTTGCGCCCGTTGCGCCTCTAGTTGCGTCCTTCGTTCGGTCAATTGTTCTAGGTTCATAACTTCCTTACGCGCTTGCGATTTCACGATAAACGCCGTTAGCAAAGCGGGCATACAGCTTTTGCACCCCGCCTACCGTATGCAACCCAAGCGTCACATGCCCGGCGGCGGGGGTTGATGCGCCGGTCGATTCCTGTAGCAGGATGCGACCGCGCCCGTTGTTGTCGCCGGGCGCGGTGGCCGTCGCGCTAAGTGACAACGCGCCGCCCGCCGCTAACCCCTCGCTGGCATAAGCCGCGCCGGTTATCGACACGTCAGGCGCAGTCACTAAATCCGCGTTCAGGTGTATCCGTTCCGGGTCAACGCCGCTGGCAAACTTCTCGATCTGAATTCCGGCGGCGGTCAACTCCGTAAACCCATACGTCGGATTGATACCCATTTCAATAAAGCGGTTGCCGCTGGCGTCTTGCATGGCCGACACGACGCCAATACCCGTCCCGGCGGCCGTTACCCATTTCAGCGAACGGTCGGCGGCATAGACGTTATCGGAGTTAAGCAGCCTTATCCCGTCGGTCGGGTTCAACTTGATTGCTACACTTGCGCCGCTGTAGATGTCCAGTTGCACATTACGTAGTATCACGCCCTGCTCACTGGCAACGATGTATTTAGCCGTGGCCGCCGTGTCGGTTAAGTCCGTGCCGGCGGCGATGCCCCATTGTTCCGATAGCCCTAGCACGCCGTCGAGGTTGCCTAACCGGACGCGCGGCTTGATACCCGGCGGCGTGCGCGTTTCGCCGCTGCCCGGCCACGAGGAACCGGAAAGCGACAGGCGCGGCCGTGTGGCGTCAACCGTAAACACATCGATGTAAGGCGACTGCGAAAGGTCGGCGGTCAATAGCATCTGCCCTTTATAGATGCTATGCTCGGTCGGCGCGGGGGCATAGCCGACGGTAGTAGTCCACCGGACAACCGCCGCGCCGACCGGCACACTAAAGCCGTTATGCCCGCCGCTTCTGCGGGTGCATATCAGGCGGTAGTATCCCGCCTTCCCTTGCGCCAGGTTGCGATCATAAATGCTGGATATGCTGCCGACTTCGAGATAGATGTCAGGTAGGTAAAGCGAACCGCCGCCCGCTATTTCCCCCATCGGCTTAACACGGATAATGTCGCCTACGGCAAAGTAGCAAAGCCCGGTGTTATAGCTGGCCGTCACGAATACATCCGACGCGCCTACGGAGTTAATCACGCCTAACGTGCCGCCTACCCCCGCGTAGCCACGCGCAACCGTGGTAGCCGTCGCCAGTATCATTGTGCCGCCCGTCGCGTGCATTTCGTCGGCTACAAACGTAGTGGCGTGCAATTCCCCACGCACCCGCACGTTGTTAAATTCAGCGTCGCCGGTACTGCCCTGAATTTGCCAGCCGCGCAAGCCTGAGGCAAAACCAGGGTAGCCGCTTTCCAGATCGCCGGTTGACGTTAGCAAGACTAACGCTTGTCCGGCGTTATTTTCAATCCGCAGCATGGGCGCAATCTGGTCGCTACGTTGGCGCATGAGGAGCGCGTGCCACGTCGCCGCCGGGCTTGCCAGCTTTAACGCCGTGGTTCCATCCGGCGCGGTTCCGACACCTAACGATTGCAGCTGCAAATAGCCGTTGGCGTCGGTCTTTAGAAGTTGCGACGCCGCGCCGGGACTGGCCGACGCGCTTACCTGATGCGTGTGTGTCGTGCCGGTTACGAGGTTGGTTGACGCGGCCGATACCGCCGACGGCGTGCCGATGACAAGTTGATCCGTCGCCGTGGTTAAGCCGCTATGGGTCGGCAAGTCAATCGCCAGTACCTTACCGGCTATCTTGATACCCGCGCCGGCGATGTTGTCATTTAGTGCCAGCCCCGCGCCGTTGATTGTCAGGCCGCTCGGTTCCTGTAGTAGCACGCTTGCGCCTTGATAGGGCGCGGTGCGGATATACAAGCCGGGTGAATCCGTCGAGATACGCCAGCTTACCGCTTGCCCGGTTACGGAGATACCGTCATTCCCGGCCGTTACCGGGTCGTGGGCGCTGCCGGATATTTCACTAATATCTACGCCGTCGATTGTCACCCCGGCGGCGACGGCCAGATTGCCGGTTAGCGTGGTCGTGCCGTCGGTCTTCAGGTACTCGGTATGGTCATGCGCCCCCGGCGCGGCCGGCGCGGATATGGAGATGCTGCGCGTTGACCCGCCACTGCCGCCCACGCGCCGTTGCCCTAGCACTAGCCCGCGTATGGTCTGCGCTACACCTTGAACCGCCGTGCGCCGCTGGCCGCCAATGTCGGATAGTACCAACCGGCAGCGCGGCCGGCCGTTTGTCATGCGGTCGGTCGCCTCCAGTACCACATAGTCGGTAGTCGATACGGTTGACGGCGCGACGCGGGTATTGTTCTCAATCCGTATGGTTGACCCGACGCGGATCGGCACGGCGGTGTAAGCCTCGACGGTGTAATACTGCCGGTCGCTGGCCTCTAGTAATCTGTGAACCGCTGAATAAAGCAGGTTATCCGACGCGGCTTGTAACTCGGCCAGATTGCCCGCCTCACTAACGGATATGTCGCCAAACGTTTCACGGATTTCACGCACTCCGTAAGCCGTCACTCCGGCGTTAAGGCGCACGCTATCCGGTATGTAAAAGTCGGCCGACAGTTCTACGGTGCAACCCTTCGATATGGCGTAGTCGAGCGCGTCTTGAGTGCAATAGCGCAGTGATACCACTTGGTCGCCGCCACTCGGATAAATGCGCGTAATGAGCGGGGCGCTCCTTTTGCCGCGCAATGAGAACGCCGCGCCTTTTAGCGGGTTGACCTCATCTGTCACCTGCCGGGCGTGTTCGTCCGTATCGTACATGATGAGAGAAACGCTTTGTGAATCCGGTGTCCGGCGCCATTCCAGTTCATACGTCGGCACGCTGCTAGACAACGCCACGGTGCGGAAAAATTCCCCGGTGCGCTCGGCCGTGGCGGTTAGCAAATCGAATACACTTTCGCCGCGTGGCGTGTGCGCCGTGCCCTCGGCCGTGCCGTTGCCCGTCTGGAATGTCACGCTCCAGTCATCGGCGTGCTGCATAATTTGCGTTACGTCGGTAGTGGTACGTGACCCATAATCGTAAGCACTTACCACGTTACCCGTGTCGGCCGCGCCGGTTAAGCCGTCCTCTACTACAATCTTCTTTTCGGCCGTGCTGATTTCAACGATAACCGTCTCAAATGTTGACGTGTCATTCAAGATGATTTCAACCCGCTGATTGACCGCCATCTCCGCAACGGTATCCAGTGATAGCGTCGTCTTACGGACAATCACGGTATTGTCAATCGCGCCGACTAGCGGCAAGTCGGGGATAAACTGGATCGTGTTCGCGGGCGTGCCGTCCGGTTCCACGGCGATTATACGAGCGACGTGATAATCGCCGTCATTGAGTGACCCCATGCGGATACGGATTTCGTCGTCAACCGCCATGCCCGCAATACTGTCCAGCGTTACCGCGTCATTGCCCGGCGGCGCGCCGACGGCAACGGCGGTTGTAATCGGGGCGGCCACATCTTCGGTCAATTCAGCGGCGATAATGTTCTCTTCACCGATGGGCGACCATACCGTTTCGCGGGTTAGCAGCGCCTCAATCCCCCGGCCGCTCACGTCAATATAACTCATGCCGTCGCGGGTGTACGGCTCCACATCTTCCATGATAAAGCAGGCGATCACGCGCTCGGTCGGTAGTCCTGAATAGCCACCTAACTCTTTGGTGATAACGCATATCCGGCCGGGGATTAGCCAATTAGTCCAGGTTGACGTTGCGTAGAACGTCGCCCGGCCGCTGCCTATCTGCGATACAATGCGTATCCATTCAACCGAGTTGTCGACCACGGCGTCGTAATAGTCATCCGCGCCGACCTCGATTTGCGTCAGGTCAAGCGTGTAAAAATAAGCCTTTGTTTCGCCCCATGCGCGTGGCATTAGTAACTCCAGAAGTCCTTTAATTGCCATGTCGCCGTGGCAATCAGGTAGGACGGCTTATTGAGATATTGCATCCCTTCAGCGTTGCCGGTTATTTCAATCAGCCGCGCCGGGGCGGTGTAAGTCGTGCGGCCGGAACTGCCATAGACGCGGCCGGACAGCGTGCCGTGCTTGCCTTTCAGCGCAATCAGGTTGTCGTATTGCGTATGCGCGGCGGGATTGGCGGCGGTGAAACGAAAGGTAAACGATAGCTTTTGCGGCACTAGCGAGGCCGCGCCGGTTCCGTCCAGGTCGATAATCGCGCCGGCGTCGTTGGCTTGAATCCGTACTAGGACATCCGGCCCGCCGATGTTGGCCGACGGTTCCACGCGCACCGGCAAAGAACTACTCTCACCGAAAAACACGATAGAAAACGTAGTTGACCCGTCGGTAAACTCATCAAACGTAATCGAATTACCTTGCGCGACTGATGGCATTTATCCCTCTACGGTAACAGCCCTAACGCCCTAAGCGCGGCTAGAATGTCCTCGCCCGTTTGTTGCCAGTTAATTGTGACGGTGCGGCTGGTTGGTATGCCGTTAATCAGGCTAGTCGCCGTTGCCGCGCCGGATTCCACGCTGCTAATGTCCATATCCATCACGGCTTTGTACGCCTCGGATGGATTGACAAAGCCATCGACTAACCCCTTCGCTTCATTCACGGCGGCGACGGCTAACTCGGTATTGGCGTCAATCTCAATGACAATCGGTTCGGCGGGTATGGCAGAATCAAGTGTCTCTTGTACGCCCTGCCGGAATCCCCTGTCCTCGGGCGCTGGTAGTTCGCGTGCGCCGAGGTCAATCGCGTAGCCGCCCTCCAAAATGCGGAAAGCGTTTTCAACGGCGGCGGCGTAATCTTCCCAGGCCAACTTGCCGTCAATCGCGGCCTGGGCCAGATTGTCGATAACGGCCTGTTGCTGCATGGCGTTAATCGCGGCGTCAATATCCTCGGCAACCGTCCCTAGCGACGCGGCAAAATCCGATAGCGGGTTAACGCCCGCCCCGCCGCGCCGCATGGCCTCATAGATGGCTTGCCCGGTATCAAAACCCCATGCTTCACCGTCGGCCCGCGCTTGCCCGGCCTCGTCCAGGAAGTCGGCAAATATCGCCCCGCCGCGCGTGGTCATGGCGTCCGTATATTCTTGCCATGCGTCCCGCGCTTTAATGGCTATCCTGGATTGTTCTAGCAACGCCTCGTTGACGTTACCCATCACGTCTTGAACGTAACTCCAATTGCCGCTCTCCAAGTCGGATATAATCGACTTGCCTTGCCCCTGATTACTTGCCTCATGGAACCGTGCCAACGCATCGGTGTAGTAGTTGATTTGCTGAATGGCTTTAGGAGTTGGGCCGGGGAAATCAATCGGCGCATCGATCATCGTTTGAATGCGTTCTAACCGTAGCAATTCATCGGCTACAATCCGGTAGCGTTCGGCGGCGATTTCGGCGTCTACCGGATCAAGGCCCAACTCAAAGAAGTTGACACCTTTTCGCCGTTCCATTTCGGCAATCTGCTTATTGATTTCCTCAAAACCACCGCCCAGGGCGGCGATTCGTTTTTCGGTGGCATCGGTCGCAAACTGAAAAGCGGCTGTACTCCCAAGATTGCCCGCCAGCGAGCCGGCGCTGCGGGCCGTCTCCTGTATAGCCCGATCCAACAATTGTACGTTGTCGGTCGCCGTGCCTAACGCACCGACAAGGCTTTCGGCAAACGCCTCTTTAAAAGCGTTTTGCGCGTTGGCGATTGACGTTTCCAGTATTTGCAACTGGCCGGCGGCTTCTTCGCTTTTCTTGCCGACGCGCCCTATCTTTTCTTCAGCGGCCTCCAAAATGGCAAGCCGGAAAGCTTCGTCCGTACTTAGCCCTTGCGCCTCCAGTTCGGCCATCTTGCCCTTTACTTCGTCAATCGAAAGGCCCATCTCTTTCAGGCCGCGCGTGCTGCCGGTATTTAGCGTGTCGGCCAGCTTTTGCATGTCCCAATCGAGTTCAGCGGCCACGCCTGAGAAATCGACTATCTGGTCTTTCGTCAACCCTAAATTCAGGGCCATGAGGTTGGAAGCGTCGGCTATTAGTTGCGCGTCGGTTATCATGCCGCCGCTCGCCGCTTTCAGGTCGCCCAGCATGGCGTCGGCCGTGCCGCCTATTGCGGCGGTCAAGTCCTCAAAATCGCCCCGCGCGTCAACCAGCGCCGCGCCTTCGGATAGCGCGGCAAACGCAGATGAGGCGACGGATTGCAACGTGCTAAACGCTTGCCCGGCTAAGGAGATTCCGGCCTCTAGGTTAAGCAGCCCTAACCCGCTGCCCCGCGCCCCGTTATTCAGGTCGTCAAATGTGCGTTTGGCGCTATCGCCCATGCGGTCGAAAGCGTTAGCGGCTTGCCTTAACTCGCCCTCGCCCTCGAATTGCACCCCTACGCTATAATCGACATCGGCCATTAGAGAAGCCCCTCACGCATCGCAAAGACGTATGAAACAAGTTCCCACGCTTCTGGATTGGCGTTGCACCAGCCTACCTTATCCGTTGCGTGTCGATAGCCGCTTAGAGCAATATAGACGTTGGTCGCCGCCCGCGCCCGGTTGAATTCGGCCGCGGGCCATTCCATCCAGCCGCCACTAAACGGTGCGCCCCAGTTGCGGTACAAATGGTAATCCAGTTCCGGCGGCCTCGGTGCGCCGTCCTCGACGTGCGCCGCTATTGCGAGGACGAACGTTTTGGGATGGACATGATCCGGTCAAATTGCGCGCTACACAGTGAACCGTAATAGTTCACTTCAGCGGGTAACATGTCGTCAACCAATACGTCGTCAAAATAGAACCGCCGTTGAACCTTGCCGCCGTCAACGCTTACATCTTCGTAGCGCACCGGCGGCGATTCAATCCATCCGGCGTCTATCGCGGCCTGGAGCGCCGCTTGCCGTTCGTCGGCAAGCGCCGTTCGTGGCCCGTAGCCGATATATGCCCGGTTCCACGCGGCCACATCGCGCTGCTTCATATCGGCTTTTAGAATGAAGGCGCGGCCGAATACGTCAACCGCGCCGTTCTCTGTGTTCTCTTTTGTCATTCAATCCCTCCAGATTGCTATTACGCGGGCGCGGCCATCGTCGGGTCACTGTCAATTGTCAATGTCAACTGATAACTGATAAACCCGTTAGACGGTGACGATTTGGTATAGCCGCCGCTCCGTCCACTGGCCGACGTGTAGCGCGTTGCACCCGATGTGATATCAATCGCGCCGGTAGTGCCGGCCTTAATCGCCGCCTCCAGCGTGTGCGTGCCGGACGTGGGCGCAATGAAATCAACGGCAAATGTCCAGCCCGTGCCAATGACATGAGTTAGCACGCCGTCGGCCACGGTTTCGGACAAAATCTGCCCGGTATTCTGCGTATTAATGGATCGAATGTTGGGCAACTCCGTCGCCCCGAATGTCGCTTCTTGGCCGTATCCCACATCACCAGCCATAGTTACACCTCATAATCTGTAATTGCTATCGTGAATCGTTGCGCCATTGAATCCGGGTCGGGTTCGCCTTCCTCGTTGAAATATGGCCCTAACAATGTATTGGCCCGCGCTGCTGTTACACGCACCGTCGCCGGGGTCGCAATAACAGCCGCCAGTACCGCTTGCCGTAACGCCTGAAATGCGTCTAGCAGTTCCTTATCGGAACGGTTGCGGCGGTAATCGACTAGCGTTAGATGCACACCATACTCCGCCGTTGGCGTAGACCATGCCGCGCCAGGCATTAACAGGATGTCGTCTGATAGCGCGATAATCGCCCACGGCGCTAGCGCCCGGCTTGTGATTTGCGGCGTCAGGTAGTCGTTAATCAGCACGCTTCCATCGGCAAACAATTCCGTCGCCTCTAGTAACGTCTTGATTGCCGCCTGTTTTGTCGCTTCACTCATCGCGGCCCCATGCCCATTTGCAACATAAAATTCAATTCGTCAACTACCATTTCTTTTAGTTTTGGCCGTTGCTCATCTATCAGATCGCGCACCTTCCACCAGCGGCTGACGTGCATCCATGCTTGCCGTTCGCCCTTGCCGTCGCCTACCACGTACCCGGAATAGTTCATAGCGTTACGGATCACAATGCTGGCCGGGTCTTGTCGCAAACGCCAGCCCCGGCCTAACTTGCCGGTGCGCTTGTACTTTTGCCCCAGACGTTCGGGCGGGTAGGCTTTTGTTCGCAGTTGCGACATGACGTTATTTTCAGCCCACCGATAGGCGGCGTTATTGACGCGCTTGCTCCCAGTCGCGGCGGCCGTCCTGAGTTTGTTCTCGACGGCGTTCTGCCCGATGATGCGCAAGTCAAAATGAATCACGGCGCATACTCCGATGTTGAATCAGCGTAGCGTGTGTACTCAATTTGCCGCGTCGGTAGCCGTGACCCCGCGCCACTGCCGGCCGCTTCCTCGGAACTCAGGCCAGACAGTGAACCAATCCCCGCCGCGTGCGACTTGACCCACAAGTCGGCCGCCGATTGAATGGATAGCAGCATCTCGTCAACGCTTGACGGCTTTTCCGCATAGCGGCCTTGCCCGTTGACGGCGCGTACCAGCCCGGACGTGTTCGCATTCACAAACCCGTCAAGCATGGCGATAACCGTGCTACTGGTGGCCGGCGCGGGCAAGCCCGCCGTCGCTAGTGACACGTCAAGCATGGCGCTGATTTGCGTCATCCACGTAAGCACCTGCGCCATTGTCGGCGTCGTGACGTTATCGAAACGGCCCGATTCGTTGGCAAAGCGCGGCGTGAAAGCGGCTACTCCCTCATCATCGCCGTACATGGTTATTAACCTTTCTTAGCCTTGCCTTGCGGCTTAGTGACCGGCGCGGGGACTTCTTCCGGTTCCGTTACAACCCGCGCCGGTTCAATCGGCGGGGGCGCTGTAAAGACAACCCCCGCCGCTATCAAGCCGCCGACATAGGCCGCGCCGTGCATGATTAACTCATTACCCTCGGCGTCATAAACCTTTATCGGCTCACCCATTGATTAACCCTCCACCGACCACGTGCCACGGTAGAAAGTGGTTTCCCACTGCCCCGCCTTTGCACAGATGATATGGACGTATTCTCCGGCGGCGTCGGCCGTGATGTACTTCCCGGCCGCTTGTTGCACGCCAGACGACGGCAGCCCGATTGTCTCGGAACCGGCCGGGTCAATACGTAACTCGTAAGCGGCGGTAACAATGAACGTGAATTCTTGTCCCACCGTCGCCGCCGGTAGTGCGCACGTAACCGCCGCCGTCGCGCCAGTATTCGTATAAATACTGCCACTGTGAGCAATGGTAAGTGTCGCCGTGCCGGTAGCTACGGCGGTTAACCGCCGCAATACCCCGCTAATCATCTGATTGGCGTCTGCCGTCAATACCTTGCTGGCCGTGACGGTTCCGACTGCCGACGTATCTGAGTAGTTAATCTCATCCGCCGACGCCGTTACCCCGGAAAGCATGGTGAGGTCGGCGGCCGTCAGCGCGGCGTCAGCCTCAATCAGCTTACGTAAAGCATGATCCGCATATCGCTCGCGTGCCATGACCTACTCCTTAAACGGCCGTGCCGTCAGCCCAGGTCGCGTTGTTGACATAGCGGGTCGTGCCGTTGGTACGGTCGCCCACGCCGACGCCAAACTCCAGGTAAAGCATCAGGTCTTGCAACGGGTCAACACCCGCGCCCGCATTCGGGTCACGGATTGCCCGCGCCGTCGGGTTCTCAAAACCCTGCTCCAGACGCACGCGCAACGGGTTCATCGGTGACAGGTTGCCATACGAACGGTAAGCAAAGCCGTAATACTGCGGCATACCCGGCGCAACATAAACGCGGGTATTCTCGTAACTGCCGAGAAAACGGAATCCGTCGTTGGTCGGCGCGTCCTCAGGAATGGCGACGGACGTGCCGCTACCGGCCTGAATTACCGTCGTGGTCGGCAGGACGAACCCGGTCAACCCGGAAATCGTCGCGGCGTCCGCACCGGCAACCATGAGGCGATAAGGCGGCATGTGGCCGTGTTCCATCAGTTCGGCTTCGATGTCATCCAAGATGGCGGTAGTCCAACCACCGGCGGCGGCGACGTAATGCTCATGCGTCGAGGCGAACGAAACGCCGCCGAAATCGGGAGGCGTAAAGTCAACGTCAGTCGAGGCGGCGGTCGTCGCAAAGCCCGGCGAATAACCGGCCGTGCCCAAACCCTTTGCCTCGCCGCTGTCATCGCCGCGCTGCAATAGGCGCTGGAATACCTGCTTGCGGTAACGGTTGCGCATCCGGTCAACGGCCAGACGAATATCGTCCCGGCCCTCGGCCATTGACATATCCTTCAGCTTGCTCCACGTCCAACCAAGCGCCGAAGTCCACGCCAGTAGCGGCAACATGTGGCCGCTACGTTCGGAGTGCTGCGGTTCGGGGCGGCCGTAATCGGTAAAGCGGTCGGCGTAGGAGGCCGACCCAACGGCGTAATTAATCACCGGGTCGGTCTGGAATGAAAGCATCGAGGCCCATAGCGGATGACGGGCAAACTCGCCGTTCAATCCGCGTAAGGCGACTTCCAATTCGCCAACCAGCCGGTCATAAGTAACGCCGTCACGGAGTTGCATTTTTGCCAGCACTGCCGTATCAACGGCGGCCGGGATGACTAGGGAACTGAGATCGCGGTATCCATTAATAGCCATGATAAGCCCCCTTAGCTGAATGCCACCGTTTGCGGCATGACAATAAGTTTGGTCGCCGTAACAGCATAGCCAATAACAGCCGACTTCGTGCCGGCCGTTTCAGCCGGTTCCCCGGCCGTGTCGGACACATAAACGATCTCGCCGGGGGTCGCCCCGGTGACACATTCAATCGGGCCGAGGATAACGATATCAATCGTATCCCCAACCGCGCCGCCTTGAACGGCGACGCCCACATTCTTGACGACGCCGGTCGCAATGGCCGGATCCCAGTAGCCATCCGACTGGACGGCCACGGCTTCACCGGCGGCGATAGTCGCGCCAACGACGCCCTGCGTGATAATCGCAGTGCGGCCCGGCTTCACTTTCGCGGCGTCAGTTTGACGTGCAATAGCCATGATAAAATTCTCCCTAACTGTCTAGATAGCGCGGGTCAATGTTGAATCGGTTAGCAATCGCCTTTGCGTCTTGCGGCGATAAGCCCCGCCCGGCCGCGCCCCGCGTGCCGCCGTCGAGGGCGGGCGCGTTCGGCCGTGGCAACGCGGCTAACAGGACATCAGCATCGGCGGCCAACTCTTCGGGTGTCTCGCCCTGTAGCCGGTCAACCAACGCGGCGGGTAGCCCTTTCTCAGTCGCTATCCGCTGGCGTAGCAGCGCCGTTTCTTGCGCTTTGATACGCTGCTCTAGTTCGGCACGCGCGGCCGCCTCATCAGCGGCCCGCTTTTCGGCGGCCTCGTAAAGCTCCTTAAACTTGCCCTGCTCCGTCATCGCCTGAGTTGCCGCCGCATCGCGTTCGCTTTTCAGCGCCGCCAGTTCGGCTTGCAACGTCTTGACGGCGTGGCGGCGTTCGGCCGCCTCTCGATTTGCCTTTTCCAAACTTGCCCGCAATTTGTCCGCATCTTCGATAACAGCGGGAGGATCACCCTCTAGAACCGTCTCGGTCGGCTGTGTAATTTCTTCTGACATCATTCTCCGTAAAACAAAAAGCGACGGGGAACCTGTGATAGGTTTCCCGCCGCTTGCTTTTCAGCCCGTGGCTGTGGTATTTAACTGCCTGTTATTGTATATCGAATGAACGTTCTATGTCAACGTGTACGCCCCGCCGCCGTTCCTCGCGGGTGATACACGCCCGGTCTTGCGGCTTAATCGCGCCCATTGCAATCAACTCGTCCTCGACCATGCGAAGATACTGTATTGTTATCGCCCTGATTTGCAAGTACCTCTGGCTGTCGGCCGTCATATTGCCTCGACTGATTCCACCCCATCGGGCGACGTGCGCCCTAGTTCCTCATGGCACTGGCAATTTTTGGAACAAATACGATCGCCCGGCAGCTTGTACGCCGGGTCGCCTATCGTAAACCATACGCCGTCGAGTTCTATACACTCTTCGCAACTATCCGTCGCGTTGCGGATGCTACGCACCATGTCAATATCCTCGGCGCGATTGGCATGTTTCGATTTGTAGAACGTTTCGCGCCCGGCTTCCGTGTAGAGTTTGGCGCGGCTGGAAACCGTGCCGTCTAGCTTCTGTGTGCCGTTGGCTATCTGTTCTGAGAACTTCGCCAGATAGCCGTATTGTTCGCGGATGATTTGCCCGGCGCGCCCGTAGTCGGCGGGCGTCATGTTCGCCCACCCGCCGCGCTCCAAGGCAATGGCATTCAGGTGCGTCCGTTTGATTTCCCGACGCATGGCTAATTCCCAATCGGCCAGGTTTATACCGCGTTCGCGCAATGAGTTAACCAAATCCCGCGCGGCGTTATCGGAGTTGGCTATGTACGTATCCAGTTCGCGGCGCACAACGCCCCCGGCCACATAACGGCCGGTGGACGTGTCGCGGTAACGGCCGCTTGCGCCGCTAGTCGGTTCCCAACGGTAACGGCTCATCCGTTCGCGTTGCCTCCATGAGCGCCCGGCCGCGCGGCGTCATGCGTTGATTTGCCACGGCGCGGGCGTCGGCTATATCTTCGGGCGTTACCAATGCCAACATGTCTAACTCTTCGGGTGTAGCCGCTAACGGCTTGCCTAGCGCGATTTTCTTTTTCATTGCGCCATGCCCACAAAGTCAGTCCGCATGATGCGCTCGACCTGTTCCGGCGTGTAACCGGCCAACTCATAAGCGGCGTCAAGCGGGGCGCCATTGTTGATATGCAGTGTTGCCAGATTGCCCATATTCGTAGCCAGCGCCATGCTATCCACCTGTTCAAACGAGGCCCAAACGGGTTCAATGCCGTCGCCGTTGACTTCGGGCCGCGGGCCGAATGCGTTGTGAAGCGTGACGGCCATCCGCATGGCCGCCCGCCATGCCAGACCGTAGGACTTGGAGCGGTCGTTGACTTTGGCGATTAGCCCGCGCTCCGACGCTACAATAGTTTCCGCGCTGGATACCGCCTTGCTATCCTGGAACATGGTCAGCGGCACGCGGCTCACTTGTGCTATAGTCATGGTTGTGTGGCGTATAGCCTCAATCAGAAGTGACAAGTCGCCGGGTGGCAGCGTGCCGAACGCGGCGGCCGGGTTCTCGCTGTACCATATCGCGCCGGGCGATCCAATCATTTCCTCGGCCGGTATGTCGCCGGTTAACGTGCGTAACTGAAAGCCGGTCGCGTCGGCGGCGGCTATCAGGTCAACCCACAACGAGGTTAGCACGCGCTGCAAAGGTATCACGCTTTCCAGTTCCGACGTGCCGTAATCGTTGCCATTCGGGTTGGTTGGGAAGTGAATCAGCGGAATGCCTAGCGGTTGCCCCGCGCCGTCAACCCACGGCAGCGGGGCCTCGACTAGCGTCCATGCCCCGGCGTGGCCGGTAATGTACTTCTCTACTCTGTCAGGAAAGTAGAGATTGAGGCGCGTGTTACCCGCGTCCTCCCCTTCTTCGACGCGCCAACGCTTGTAGCCATAAAGCGTCTTGCGCCGTTCGCTACTGTAAACAAGCCCGACGCCGTTTGTCCCGTCGTCGGCCAGTTCGTGATAGAAAGACGGCGCGGCCGTGTCCGGGTTCCATTCAACCAGCATATAGCCGTCACCGTCGCGCAAGGCCGACAAATGCACGTCGTCCTGATGTGCGTCAAGGTCGCCGCCGTGCCACCATTCGGCCAGCTTGTCGGCCGTTCGTTGGTCGGCGGCGATAAAGCTGCGGACGGATAGCCGCTCGGCCACAGTGTCAACTACCATAGGACACACGTTCGCCAGTGAACGAATTTGCGCCGTCGTGATATTCAGGCGCGATTGTTGTCTGTCGGTTAGCGCGATGTCATGCTCGCCGCTGTAAAAGTCGCGGTATGTCAATACCCTATCGCGGCCGACCGCGTCGGACTGTGCAAGCCACTTCTCAAATGCTTCTGTCGCCAAGTTCTCAGGCATACGAAATAACCCCCGTGCCGCGCCCCTGGGCCGACGGCCGATAATGTGCCAACATAACCGCCTCACCCACGTCGGGCGACCGGCCGATCCGCTTCTTGATACTTTCCTTTTCTTCTATCTGAATGACGCCCCCGGCCAGCACTTTGTAGTGCGCCGCGCATAAGTCGGCCACTAACTCGTTACCCGGCGGCAAGGCCAGATTGTCGCCGCTTTCCGGGTCAAGCGCCTCTCTGAATCGCCAGTACATTTCAGCCCGCTTGTTTTTCATTTTGAACAGCGGACGAGGTGGGACGGTTGCGCTCATGGCGGCGTAGGCGCTGCCCTCGGCCACGTTGACCGCCCGCGCCAATCCGGGATACATGGCGGCCAGGCTGTCGTAAGGCGATGACCCGACGCCGATCACGTCGATGTTAATGTCGCCGATGTACTTCTCCCCGGCCAATTGTTGCGCAACCAACCCGGCGGCCGTCGGCCCGTCTTGCACGTCAACGCCGGGAATTTTGACCGGCTCATCGAACCAATTGGCGTACCGTTTCGCAATCACCATGCTATCGCGGCCGCCGCGGGCCACGTCAACGCCGACGCCGGCCAGCGGCCGATTAGGCTTTTCCGTTTCCATCCAACGCGCTTGTGCGGTTTTAACCCACGCCGTAGGGATGACTTGCCACGGGTCGGCCAATGAGTTGGCCGCGAAGTTGCCATAGAGAAGTTGCGACCGTAGCGGTTCCGGTAACGCTTGCAACATGCTTCTGTAATTCGTGTCGGCCAGATGCCGGTTATCTTCCAGCCGCGCCGGTATGAAGGTGCGCGAAACCGGGGTGATTGTTTCGCCGTCGTGGTCGAATGGCGCGGCGCCGTCGCACTCCGTTTCGCGGCCGTCGATTGTGGCGTACCAACGCAGTTCGCCCGGCGCGGCCGGATGCGGGTGCGTGAATTGTTCGGGAAACAGGTAGGCAAACCACGGACGGAAATAGTCAATCACCCAACTTCCCCCGTCGTCGGTCGGCGGGTTGAATGTCAGGACGACGCGACATCGTTGGTTAGGGTCTGTGGAGCGGTTCCAGGCGGTAATGAATTCAACCTGACTGCGAGTGAATTCCGTCGCCTCATCAAAGCCGTAGAAATCCCGCGGGCGGCCGCGCTGCTTCTCTTTGTCGCGTTCCATCTGGCACGCCTCAAATTCAATCATCCGGCCGTCGGCCAGTTGCCATCGGTGCAACGTTTCGTTGTAACTGTCTTTGGCATGGTCGCGACCGTCGGCGTTGAATATGACGCGGCTTTCTTCGATTACCCCGCGCAAGTTGGGATACACGCGCCGGAAGATAGCACTGCGCTTGTGACGGGTTGCGGCAAGGCCAAGAAGAAGCGCCGTTTTGCCGCCGCCTGCCGCGCCGCCATAGCCTAGCACGTCGGCCGGGCTTTCGTAGGCGAGGCGCTGCGGGTTTGGGCGGCCGTCGGCGTGATCGGGGTTGGGTCGCCACGACGGGCCGCGCTTTGCGCCCGCTTGCGCCTTTAACCTATCGACCTGTAGTTGCCGGTATGCCTGCGGCGTTAAATAGTTCTGTAGCAAGGTCATCGCCTAATTCGGCCGCCACCGCG